CCAAAATGCGGCATTAGATGCTCACCTCGCGGCCTGAAAGGCGGATAGTCAGTGCGGAGCTTGTTCCGGCAAGCGTCGAGATGGAGTCGCCGGGATTCAGGATGTGGCCGACAAGCTCTGCTAGAAGGTCTGACCTACCTGCCCCCACGGTGAACGACTTCACGACGTAGATGGCGTCTGCCGCAGCACCATTCGGGACGATCTGCAGCACCAGCGTGACGGGAGCGGCGGTCGCGTTGTTGACCGTCGCTTTGTCGATGATGGTGCGGAATCCAGCGGGCGCCGTGTATTGCGTCGTCTCGGCGTTCTCGATGTACTTGCCCTGAAGCAGCGTCTTTGGGGTCGTCGTCATACCTGCACCCCTGCGGTAATGCCGTCAATCGATGCCTCGATCACGGTCAAGCGGCTGTTGATGACCGCCAAGGCTGAGTTGATCGCAGCGAGCGCGGCGATGATGCTGGGATCGATGGGGGGAGTGCCACCCGCCTCCGCCTGGAGATCATCGAAGTAGCGAATCCATTCGCGCGCTAGTTTCCCCGTCCTCGGATCGACGACAGGGTTAACGCTGGGTGTCGGCATCTGAGCCATCAGAGCATTTCCACTTCAACCGAGACCGGGTTGAACGGCGCGTCGTCCGTCATGCGCATCTGATAGACCCGATCGAACGATGTCCCGGTGCGGTTCCAGCTAACTCGGTGCGTGTAGTTGCCGATAGCGCCGTTCGACTCGGCGTGCCAGTTCGACCATGTGGCGCCGTTGTCGTCACTCCAACGCAGCAGGATCGACTTTTCGTCGGCCTTCTCAGAAACGACTTCTACCCGCGGGAAACGCAGCCGGCGCCTGTCAGGAGTTGATAGGACGGGCGAAACCCGATCCCGGCACAAAACATCGCCAGCGATGTTAGATACCAGCGAATCGCTTGCGTAGATGACGCCATCATTCGCCCCGAAGAAGTGCCGGCCATAGGCGAATGCATGGCAAGTAGCCCGCAGCTGCGCATATTCCCCGTCAACCAATTCGGCGCGCTCGTGCCACTGGCCGAAGGTCATGTCATAGACCAGCGTGGTATCCACGTTCGGCACGTTCAGGCAATAGAAGCGATGGCCACCATCGGAGTAGCTGTAGGCCCGCGCTTGCGCCAGGTCCAGGCCCTCGAATCGCTCCTCGATGGCTCGCGTACTGATCCGGTTGCCGCGGCCCGCAAGCACCTTTGCCTGACCGTCCTTGTCACGGCCCAGCCATACCGGCGTGTCGCCGCACAGTTGAGCCGAGAAAGCCGCTACGCAGCCGTACTGAATGAACTCCGATTGCGCCCGCTGGAACACCTCGGTGCCGCCAACCGAATACCAAACCTCGGATGAGGTCTGTCCGAGCAGCAGTAGCTCGCGCTGCGACGAGATGATCGACACCAGCCGATCCGGCGAACCTTCAGCCGAGTAGAAGTCCAGAGCCTGCACGCTGCGTGCATCACCTAGGGCGGTCCATCCGAATTGCTGCGTCCCGCGCTGGATACCGACGATGCGCTGATCCACGAATGCGATTCGATCGCCCGGGGTCCAGTTGGCAACCGTGGTCAGCGTTGTACCGTCCCACACATAAAGAAATGTGCCGTCCGTGATGCACAGTTGGGTCAGGTTCTGCTCCATGTCCACCGGGCCACCGGCGGAATTCAGAAGGCCGACTTCCGTATCGACGCCGGTGCTGTCGATGCTCAGCAGCTTCTGACCACGAACGGCAAACAGCACGCCATTGAAGGTAAACAGGCCGCGTACTTGGCTCATGGCTCCCTCAGTTCGAATTGAAATCGGCGCTCGTTGTTCATGCCGAGTCGGTATAGAACCATATCATCGGGCACCGGCCCTGCCGCGTACTCGATGGTATATCGGTCGCGCTGCTGGCGCCAGTAAAGAACACTGTCCCTGACGTAGGCGAATATCACATCGCTGGCCGCGCTCTGGCTGTATCGCTTGTCGTCGGTGGCGACCTTAGGGCTTAGCGAATCGGGATAGGTCGTCGTCGTGAAGGCGCCGAGGACGGTATCGAACCAATAGAGTTTGACTACTCCATCTTCTACGAACGCTACCGTGGGCTGCATGTTCGAATCGAAGGCCAGCGAGACTTCTGACAGTGCGCCCGCCACGGTGAATAGCGTCGTCTCGGCCGTGTTTTCCGAGGAAACGCGAACATCCTGCCCGACGATTTGCGCGGCCCATACCTGAACCTGCCGGCCCTGGCTCGGGTCATTTAGTCCGACCCCACCAAGCTCTAGACTCGTCAGAAGTCGAAAGTCCTCGTTATCCGGCTCCATGTACGGTGCCGGAATCGTCGGTCCGATCAGGTTCTGAGGCAGCATCAATGCCTCGCCCAGGACGTGCGCAGCGTCATGCTGAAGGTCTTGGTATTGTCCTTCGGTATGTTCGGGCTGAACTCGATTTGCGTCCTGGACCAGACTATCGAGCTTCCTGCGATCGTCACAGCAATCGACTTTATGCCGCCACCCAAGTTGCCAACCCCGACCGCCGCTGTGATTGTGTAATCCTGGTAGTACGTGCCCGGCGTATAGGCAACAAGCGACCCAGCGGTAAGCCCGGTGGACGTTCCCGCGGGGCCTGCGGCAGTGATTGCGCCAATTGCACCGGTGTAGGCGGTGGCTTGCGATACGTTATTGATAAGAACATTCAATAACTGCCCACCCGCCACGGATGCCGCAGAAAAGATGCGCGACGTGTAGCCATAGACCACAGAACTGATTGTCACATTGCCCACCGAGTCAGTGATCGACGGGTAACAGGTCAGTTGATACGTGACCTGTAAAATCTCGGACGACAGGACGGTTATCGTCGTCGGGCTGCCGCCGCCATCGAGGATTCGAGAGCGGGTCGCGAGGGTGCTTGCCGTGCTCGCGGTCCAGCCGACGCCCAGCTCTGCCACGTTGCCGACGACAGCGCCCAGCGTGAATTCCCACGTCGCGCTAAACGTCGATTGGTAGTCTGGGGCGCCGGCGTTTACCGATGATTGGCCGGTGACGTTGTTGGTCGCTGCAATCTGCGAGACAAGGGCCGTGTCGGTGTTTGCCGGTGCCGTGGTGCCGGTGCCGACGCGCAGAAACGTGCCGAATGCCGCCTGGCTCCCTATCCGGTTCATGCCCAGATCGGTGATGAGGTTCGGAATCCAGTCCGACTCGAACTTGAGCGACCGGTCGGCGTTGAGAATGCGCAGCTTGTATTGCGCCTTCAGCCCTACATTCAGATTTATCATACGAGCGTCCCGGATTGTGGGGTTGATGGCTGGATATCTAGCGCTTCTGGAACGGAGTGCGTATACGTCACAAGGACAACCACCAACGTCCCAGCCTGAGGGGTTGACGGGAAAATATCTGCGGCCTCGGGCACCGAGTGAGTGTAGACGTTGACGATTGAAACCAGCGTTCCCGATTGCGGTGTGGATTGCAATACATTGAATGCCTCAGGTATCGTATGCGTGTACGTCTGCACCACATCCCTGAGGTAGCCATCGACAGGAATCGAGGCCGCTGCATCAATACCTTCTTCATTGACCCGTATCAGGTAGCCGCCGACCGGGATCGACGCGCCAACATCTAGAAACTCGGTCCCTTCGTACGGGTACTGGAAGCTGGTGTAGAAAAGAACTGCCTCATTGAACAGCACCAAGCCGGGCACATCCTTGAACACCCACGCGGTACGCTCGTTCCCGGGCTCCTGCGGCACCGGGATCATGTTGACCGTGCGTTGTACCGATTGCTGCCTTTTTGAGAGGTTGTAGCTCGGGCCGACAAATGGAACGAGCATGGTTCACGCTTCTGGCTCTTGGTTGAAAAGCACAAGCCCCGGGATGTCCTCGAAACTCCATTCGATCCGCTCGTTTCCCGGCTCGATAGGCACAGGAATCATATTGATGGTGCGCTGCACCGACGCCGGCCGGCTCACCAAGTCATACGTAGGGCCGATGAAAGGAATCTGCGCCACGGGTCACCCCGCCAGGATCGCAGGCCAGCGGCCCGAGGCCCATGGCGGGCTGGCCGTCTTGAGTTGCGGCACGGTCACGTTCACCCGGCGAATCGAGTTGCGGAACAGCGCCGCATTGCGGGTCACGGTGCGCGGAGGCTCGCGCTCGAAATCAGCGGCGACATACTCCGCCAGCGAGAAGACCAGCGCCGCCTCATAGCCCGGTGCCAGGCTGATTTCTGTCGTCAGGTCGGGGAACGCTGATAGCTGCGTCAGGACAATCAGACTCAGCGTGACCGCCGACGATGCCTGCGGAAAGAAGCTGATCGTGCCGTTCGGCCACGCCGGATCGTAGAACGCGACATCCGGACCAAGCCCGCCCGCCTCTTTGAGCAGGATCGAGTTGTATTCGGCCTCGGTCAGCCCAGTCTCAATCGGGTAGTCGAGATTGCCGGAGGTGAAGAAGCAGCCGGGTTCGAGCCGGATCGGGCGCGAGGCGACAACGATGTCGCCGGTCGGGCCGATGGTCATGCTGCTGGTGTTGGCTGGGAGGGCTGCCGTTACCGTGGCAGTCGAGACAGCGAACAGGCTTTCGACCCGCCACTGATCGAGCATCGTGTTCAGCGCGATCAGGCAATCGGCAGCGTCGCCGGGCTTGACCGACTCGCCGGGAGAGACAAGGCCCAGCTTGCCGAGCGCCTGGCGGATGATCCGGTTGGCGGTTGCCATTACGCCCCCTTGCGAGGACGCCCCGGGCCGCGCTTGGCGGGTTCTTCGGGGACAACCAGTGCGGGATCGGCCTTGACGACAGACGCGGCAATGCCGGCCTTCTCTTCAGCCGTGCGCGGCCAGCGAACCCAGCCATCGGCGAGGCGCTCGGCCAGTTCGGATTCTTCGATGTGCTCGTTGCCGAGCGTCGGATGCTTGACGTAGACCATTGCGACTCCTGAGGTTGAAGAATGGGCGCCCCTGCACAAGCGGGCGCCCCTTGCATCAATCAGGACGTGGCAAACGGCGTCAGAGCGGTACCCGACGACACTTGCGAGCCTTCGATGGCCCACAGGGTCGAAGACACAGCCGTCAGCTTGAAGCGATCGCCGACAAGGCCGCCCGTGGTCGAACCGTTCTCGCTGATGGCGCGGATCGTGGTGCCGTCAGCCTGGAACACGTCGATGGTCGCAGCCAGCGCGGCCGACTGGACCGAGCCGACGATGAATTCGCTCGCGCCGGCAGTGACCACCTTGTAAGCGTTGGTCGTCACCGCCACGCTGGCCAGGAATTCGAACTGCATGCCCTCGACCGGGGTCGGGAGCGTGAAGACGATGCCGGCGGCGCGGTCCATCAGGATCAGTGCGCCCGAATCCTCGGCAGTGAGGGTGCGGGTCGCGCCGGAGCCGGAAATGACTTGGCGGTGAAGGCCGGTGGCGATGCAACCGGAGGGGCCGCGGTAGTTCAGCGATTCGAGATCTGCGGAAATGGGCATGGTGTTCTCCTAGTGTTGAGAGCCGGGGCCGAAGCCCCAGCATTCATCAGGCATTGGCGGCGCCGATGATTCGGCAACCCCACTCGGGACGAAGCGCTGCCATGCCGTAGAGGATGTCCACGCGCATCAGCAACTCATCGTTGCGGATGTCCGAGCCCATCCAGACGCGCAGCGAGAGGTTCTCGCTCACCTTGACAACGCACTTCTGCGCGTCATCGAACACCGGCAGATCGGCGCAGATGAACTGATACGCCTCCTTGTGGTACATCAGCTGCTGCACGTAGTTCGTGCTGGCCAGGCCCACAAAGGTGATGTCTGCGTTGTCAACCGGGGTTCCGCTGCAGTTCTGGCGCGCATCGAGCGTGCTGAAGATCATCGCCGGGGCGAACGCGATGTTCGTGGTCGTGGCCGAGGTCACGACGAACTGCTTAAGGTGCGGGTAGGCGACCTTCGTCTCCGGGTGCACGTCATAGATGCCCTCGACCGTGAACACCATGCCGGCGACCGGGGCGGCGGTGAAGCCGTCCACGGTCAGCGACGTAATGCCGCTGGTGAGGGTGCCGCCGTTGATTTCGCCAGCGACATCGGCCGAGTTAGACAGCGTCCACATGCGGTCGTTTTCGTACCAATCGGCCATCGCAGTGCGACCCAGCATGCCCTCGCGGTACTGCTCACGGATCTGCGCCGAGTCCTGGAACAGACCCTTGAGACCGTTGACCAGCGTGCCCATCGCCACCGACTCGCCTTGGATGTAGCGCTTGCCATCCTTCGGTGCGAGTTGCTGGTTCAGCTTGGCGCGGGCGGCACCGACAGCGGCCAGGTCGGTCAGCGCCGTGCCGGGGGTGCCGGCGACGTTCGCGGTGGCCTTGGTGGCGAAGGCGATGAAGTCCGCCTCGATGCCGGAGCACAGCGACGCAATGGCCGGCTCGATGTAGTTCTTCGACAGAGCGTCGAAGGCGCCGTCGTTGTCAACCGACTGCATCAACTCCTGCGAATTGAAGCGCATGTCAACGCCGTCTTGGGTGGCGACGGTGATGGTCTGCGTAACCTCGTTCTGGTCCTGCACATCCATCACACGCGAGCCTTGGCGGCGGCGGTATTGGTTGGGCGACTTGACGCGGAGGGTGGCGCCGTGCGGGGCACGATTGCCGGTCACCATCTTGAACGACTCGTCATATTGACGATCGATCGTGCCGATGAATTGCAGCTTCTCGTGAGCGATGCGCAGCGACTCGGCCGCGACGAGGTCGGTGACCTTGAAGATATTGGACATGGATTCTCCTATCGACGTTTAGCGATCTGTTCCTTGCGACGCTTCATGAAGTCGTCCAAAGACAGTTCTGACAGTGCCTTGTTCGTGATTCCAACCGCCTTGACGGGTTTCAAGGGGGCCGGCGCCGAACTGCGTTCCTTGCCTTCCGGCTTCAGCTTCAATTCGAGCTTTGCCAGTCGGCGGCCAATCTGTGATGCAGTGAGGTCGGCAAACTCAGCAGCCTCGTCCGGGTTATTGCCGAGGTAATGCAACACCGCTGCGGGATCGTCGGCGTCAAGAACCGCTTCGATGAACGGCGTGGGCCGTCCGCTCTTGTCGGTAAATGCCACCTCATCCGCAACCGCGTTAACCGCAGCGTCGAACCCTTCCAGGGCTTTGCCGGTCTTGAGCACCGAATCCACACGTTGGGCGACGGATCGCTGCTTAAGCTTCTCCGCTGCCTTTTGTTCGGCCAGGCGCTCAATATCGGCCTCCGATAGCTTTCGCTCCGGCTCGCCTTCCTCACTCTCTTGCTCGGCCACCTTGGCCCGGCTCAGTTCTTCGCGAAGAATCTGCACTTCGCGTTCGCTGGCGCCGCGCTTTGCGGTCAAGCGATCGATGCGGCGTTGGAGTTTGCGAATCGTCCGCTGCTCGTCGGTAAGACCTTTGTCTTCCGTCGATTCCTGCGACTGATCGCCACCTTCGCTTGCATCGTCTTGCGGTTGAGCAACATCCGCTTTCTGCTCAGGCACTGCTGTTTGGCCTTCGGCCACGCCGCTAATCGCGTTCAGAGATTCGGTGCTCAATTAGGCTCCTTCGGTCATGTCGCTACCCGACAAGTGGTGACCGAAGTATGCACTCACTTCGAAATATGGGCAATATCAAACTACACCGGGGGCAATTCCTGGGTCTCGCCGATGGGAATCATGTCCGGGAGCAGTTGAATCTCGTCTTCATCCGGCACCGGAGGCACCACGGGAGCCGGCGTGAATTTGGACGCGAGGTCGCC